CTGCTAACGAAGATGCCGTACAGTTTGAACCAGTCAAGGATGGTGACGAACCATTTGCAGAACAAGCTAGTGACATGGCTAACTGGGTATTCAAAAAAGATAATGACGGCTTCTTAATCATGCACAACTGGTTTAAGGATGCGCTGTTACAGAAGGTGGGTGTTGTTAAGGCTTACTGGTCAGAAAAGAAAGACATCACTAAAGAGAAGTACAAGAACCTATCTGATGATGAGCTAACAATGCTAATGATGGATGGTGAGTTTGAGATTATCCGTCAGAAGACTGAAACTATCGTTGACGAAATGGGCATGCCATACAATACGCATGACGTGACTATTCAGCGCGTTGATGACAATAGCCGAATCAAGATTGAGAACGTACCACCAGAAGAATTCCTAATATCTAAGATTGCTACAAGCATTTCAGATTCGCCATTTGTTGCTCATCGCAGGATGATTGACAGAGGTGACTTAATTGCAATGGGCTTCAGCAAAGAAGAAGTAGAAGAAATCCCAGCAGGCGATAGACTTGAATACAGTCCAGAGCGTTTAGCACGTTACGAGCGCGATGAGTTGCCTGACTATGCTATTACAAACGAAGTTGAAGTGTTTGAATGTTACATTAAGATGGATACTGATGATGACGGTATTCCTGAGATGCGTAAGGTAATGATTGCAGGTCAGAAGATATTATCTAACGAAGAGTGCGACTATGTTCCATTCCATTCAGTATGCCCGATTCCTACACCACATTTATTCTTTGGTCAGTCATTGGCTGACAGAGCGATGGATGTTCAGTTAGAGAAATCTACTATCTTGCGTCAGATGTTAAACAATTTATATTTGACTAACAACTACCGAGTTGCAGCAGTTGAGGGACAGGTAAACTTAGATGACTTGCTAACTAGCACCGCAGGTGGTGTTGTTCGTGTTAAGTCACAAAATGCAATCACGCCATTAACAGTACAATCAACTGCAAGTCAGTCATTCCCAATGTTTGAATATTTGGATGGTGTACTAGCTAAACGTACAGGCGTTTCAGATATGCAACAAGGGTTAGACCCTAACGTATTGCAGAATGTATCAGCTACAGCAGTTGCAGCGATGACTAAACAGAGCGAAGGTAAACTAGAGCTAATAGCTCGTATCTTTGCAGAAACGGGCGTTAAGAGCTTATTTAAGGGCATCCTACACTTACTATGTAAATACCAAGAAAAAGAGCGTACAATACGTTTGCGTGGCAAATGGGTTACCTTTGACCCTCGCGAATGGTCAAACCAATACGATGTAAGTATTAATGTTGGTTTAGGTAACGGTAGTCGTCAGGAGCAAATTGCAATGCTTCAAATGATTATGGCTAAGCAAGAAGAAATCATAGGCAGATACGGCGTAAACAATCCATTAGTAACGCCTTCGCAGTATCGCTCTACTTTAGGCAAGATGATTGAGATGGCTGGCTTTAAGGATACTACGGCTTACATTAACGAAATCACTCCAGAGCTAGAGCAACAGATTATGCAGATGGCATCACAGCCACCAGCAGACCCAACAAGCGAAGCTGCACAGATGTATGCACAGGTTGAGAAAGCTAAAGCTGAATTAAGAGCGCAGACTGATAATGCTAAGAACGAGATTGATAGAGAGAAGAATCAATTAGAGGCTCAACGTAAAGACTTAGAGTTGCAACAGAAAGCATCTAAAGACGAAGCAGAGCTGAAAATTCAAGAGGCTAAGTTAGCACTACAAGCTATTGAGTTAGAGATTAAAAAGAACGCTTCGGAAGCAAACATTCAAACAAGCCAGATGGATACCGTTATGAAGTCAATTAAAGACTTGCAAGACTTGGTTAATTCTGGAATGAACGGAGGCTAGAATGTCATTACTACTAGACGATACTGGTTACTATCTACAGCCAAGCACGGGGCAGTATTATGAACCCGCTCCAATGCCAGCTAGAAGCTATAATCCATATGGCTTTATGGGTATGGGTGGATACCAAAGCCAGCCTAATTACGGTATGACAAGCATGTTTGGTAATAACCAAGCTCCAGACACAACTCAATACTTAACAGTTGATGGCACACGATACAAGCCATTTACAGGTAACGCTGACGGCATTAGTCAAGGCATACGTTCAATGATTGATTCCGCAAATGCAAACCAACAACCATATCAATACAACGTGCCTGACTTAGCTCAGATGTTTCAATCGCAACCACAGATGCAACCGATGCAACAACAAGGTGGTGATTATGGTGCTAACAGATTTTTAGGTGGTTTAATTGGCACACAAATGCCTACGCCAGTTTCAAGTGAAACAACAACAGCACCCGCTTCAAGTGGTGCAGGTAGATATTTATGACACGCAATGACTGGGCTAATAACCTACTTAATGACGCTCACTTTATTGAGGTCATGGCAGAGTTGAAAGAAGTACAACTGAGTCGCATTATGAACTCTAAAGAAGATGACATTGATGAGCGAGAGATTGCTTACACGCAGATTAAAGCTCTTCAAAATGTTGTTTCTCATGTTGAATCCCTTGCAAGCCAAAGGATAATCAATGAGAAGCGTTGGAGAATTTTCTAGGCTTTTCTAGAAAACGTAAGCCAAGCGTATTGGCATATAAGGAAGTAACGAAATGACTGACACCAACCCTAATGGGAGTGACAACCAAAGCACAGGTACTGTGCAAGAAGCAGCAAATTCTTTTCTAGGCTTAATTGATGCAGCAGAAGCACCCGAAGAAGGGCAAGTAGAAGCGCAACAAGAAGAACAGGAAGAATTAGATAGTGATGAAGCGCAAGAAGATTGGCAAGCAGACAGCGAAGAAGAAGAGTCTGAAGACGAACCAGAAGCGGAAGCTGAAGAACAAGAGGAAACTCCAAGTGTTTATCAGGTAAAAGTAAACGGTGAAGATTTAGAACTAACTTTAGACGAGCTTAAGTCGTTTGCACAACAAGGTGCGGATTACACTAAGAAAACGCAACAAGTAGCTGAGGAACGCAAGGCAGTACAAGCTGAACGACAGGCTATAGAAGAAGCTAAGCAACTGAGAGATGCTTATGCCCAAAGGTTGCAAGAGATGGCGAAGGTGCTGGATGCGTCAACTCAAGGTGAAGATTTAGAATATCTCAAAGAAACTGACCCTATTGGATACTCAGTACGGATAGCTGAAAGGCAAGAGCAACGAGAGAAGCTACAAGCAGTACAGCAGGAGCAATACCGCATTGCACAACAGCAACAAGCGGAACAGTCCCAGCAATTGCAAATGTTTTTATCGCAACAAGCTCAAGAGTTAGCCAGACAGTTACCTGAATATGCTGACCCAGAAAAGGGAGAAAAACTTAGAAGTGAAATGCGTCAATTCGCAAAAACAAGTCTAGGTTTTAGTGACGATGACATATCAAATATTCGCGACTCTCGTCAGGTACTAACATTGCATAAAGCGATGATGTACGACAAATTACAAAAGGCTAAACCTAACATTAACAAAAAGGTTAGCCAAGCGCCTAAGACGTTGAAGAGTGGTAACGGTGTTAAGCCAACTACTTCTGACACAGTCAAACGGCAAAAACAACAACTTAAGCAGACAGGCAGAGTGCGTGATGCTGCTAAGTTATTTGAAAATTTTTTATAAGGAAATATCATGGCTACATTTGAAACCTATACCGCAGTTGGTCAACGTGAAGATTTAACTAACGTTATCTACAACATCTCACCAACTGATACACCATTTATGAACTCTGTTGGCAAGACGGTTGCTAAAGCTGTTCTACACGAATGGCAAACTGACAGCCTAGCTGCTGTAAACACATCTAACGCTGTTATTGAAGGTGCTGATGCTGGTTCATCTACATTAAACCCAACAACTCGCGTTGGTAACCGTACACAAATCTCTAACAAAGTTGTTAAAATCTCAGGTACTTTAGAGTCAGTAGATAAAGCTGGTCGTAAGTCAGAGAAAGCATATCAACTTGCTAAAGCATCGTCTGAATTAAAACGCGACATGGAAGCAATCTTGTTGTCAAACCAAGTAGCTGCTGCTGGTAACAGTACAGACACACCTCGCACATTGGGTGGTTTACAAACATGGTTGAACTCTAACTACAATGGTGGCGCTGGTGGTACTGCTGGTAACTTAGGTACAACTGCTCGTGTTACTGGTACAGACCGTGCATTTACACAAGACATCTTAAATGCAACTGTGCAATCTGCATATGTAAACGGTGGTTCACCAACAATCTTGCTAGTTACACCAGCTCAAAAAGTTGTTGCATCTGGCTTTGCTGGTATTGCTACTCGTTACCGTGACGTGCCTGCTTCACAGCAAGCTCAAATCATCGGTGCAGCAGACGTTTATGTAAGTGACTTTGGTATCATCCAAATCGTTCCTGACCGTTTCATTCCTAACGCTGATGGCGATGACGTTGCTTTCTTGTTAGACCCAGAAATGGCATCAGTTGCTTACCTACGCCCATTTGAAACAATTGAATTGGCTAAAACTGGAGATTCTCAGAACACAGAGC